ACATCCTGATTAGTATTACCCGCCACATAGGTAGGAATAGCAAGGTTTAGCTCGCTAGTGGTCTGCTGAACAAGTTGGAGCATCGTTGATGACATATTAGACTTTCTCTACGACCTTTGGTTTACGAGTTTTTTTCTCACCAACTGCCGCAAGTACAGCCGCCATTTGTTCTTGCATTAGGGCGAGCTTCGCATCAGTTTCAGCCTTCATTTTAGCAGTTTCCTCGTCTTTTTTGGCAAGTTCTTGCTTTAACTTATTAATTTCTTCATCCCGTTTACTAGCGTCTGCGGTTTCGGTAGCAAGGTTTAAATAGCTTTTAGCCTTGTCCCTAAATGAATGAGGTTGCATACCCGCAATCATTCCAATACGCTGTAACTGGTAATCTGAAGCATTAGCAATAGATTCGACTGTATAAAACTTGATACCTTTTAACTCTTGGGCTTGAGATTGGGTAATCAAAGTCCATTGTTCTAAAGGTGTGCCCATCATATCGCTACTAGAGTCTTGACTAGCTTGATATTGAAGCCATTGCTTTGGAAAGCGTTGTTTATGGCTATCCCTTGCATAAGTGTCAATTTCAGTCAGGTTATCTCCAGCAACCATAATGCGTACAAAGTCAAAATCTTTGAATATTGGTCTGCCAGCTTCGCTTGATTCGTGTTCTAGTTGAACGGCTCGCTTGTAAAACTTAACTGCCAAGCGTGAATCTGCGTCTTGGTTATCGCTATCTATTGCCATGTAATGCTCCTAAGTGGTTAGGGTTAAAAGAAAAAAGGGCTACCCCGTTAAGAGTAACCCTTTGTTTTTACTACAAAAGTGTATTAAACACTAGCCTTGCTAAACCAACCATAATCGCCTGATGCCATAGAAGCACCTGACAAGTATGTACCTGTAGCACCCAAAGTTACTTGGAATGTTGAGGCGTTGATGATGCAAGTTGCAGCAGATGCAGCAATAGCGACACCCGCTTGTGCAAACACATAGCGAAAGCCATCATTTCCAAAAGTTTGTGTTCCCAAGGGAGCAAACGCTGGAATGTCAATAGCAGTAGTGCCTGCTGTGTATGAAAAACTGTCAGGAGTGACATTGTTTAAATCAACTCCTGCAATAGGAAGAACTGAATAAGCCATGATAATTTCCTTTTTTTAGGTTAATTGATTAAGTTGTCAAAAGACCCTGCAACTGTGCGTTGCTTGTAGTCATATTGCCAGCAAATCCATACAATTTTACAATCGCATCTTGGTTAATGGCTTGACGCTCACCACCGATAGGTACGAAATTACGCTCTTTGTGTGGGCGGAAGAAGATGTAATTGGTGTTCAAAAGATACATATAGTTTGTATTTTCTTGTGCTCCAATACCACCACCTAGTACCACATCAGCAGATGTACCGCCACCATAGAATTTGAGGGATGCGAAACCTGCTGCACCACTTTCTTCAGTAGTAATACGCTGAATAGCCTGTAATGCGTTTACAAAATACTGATACATATTGTTACCAGCGATGTACAAGTCAGCCTTGTCTGTGCCACGAATCTGCTTAATAGCGGCTTCGGTCATCTTAGCAAGCATTGTTGCTGAAGTTGCACCTGTGGTAATTTGGTTACGCCAAAAAGTAAAGTTGGCACGATTAATACCACCATAAGTACCTGTGGTTGGGGAAACTGCTACTGCGGCAGCCAAACCATCCACATTCTTACCGCCATTACCTGTTCCGTCACCATACAAATCGCCTGAAATGCGGTTCAATAAACGGGCTTCAGAAACTTGCATACGACCATCAATGAGGTCAATGATTGCTTCTTTAGAACTGTTTTGGAGCATTTCTAAACCACTCATGGTTACCGATGCAGCGTATTGAGCAATTTTGAACTGAGCGGCCGAGATTGGGCTATCAGGAGTAATGTTCAATACTTCATATCCGCTATAGGAACTAGCGTTGTTAGTAGTTGTGTCATCATAGAAAATTTCTTCCAAGATTACATTACCACCTGAAAATGGGCGTACATTGCCCTTAGAGTTAAGTCTTTGCAGAATCGCATTGTTCTGCGTTAAGTTATCAGCCAATTCACCGCTACGACTTTGAATGGTGGTAGCGATAATATCGGTGATTGCTGAGTTTGCAAATGCCATGATATATCCTTTATTAAGTTAAGTTAAAGCCTACCGCTCTCTGCATCGGCTAATCCAGCCATTAGTAGAGAACGCCTATCCTTTGCTTCGACTTTCGCTTGTGTTCCGTTAGGAGTAACGGATTTTGGGCTAATTGCCGTTGCTTTGGCTCGTGCTACTTGTTGTGCCTTAGATGCTTGCTTTGTAGCGTTGTTCAGGAGTTTTTCCTGTTCCAACCTAAAGGCTTCATCGTTCATACGCACAGCTTTTGCATAAGCCGTTTCAAGGTCTTGGGCCTTACCTAGCTCAAGTAGTTGAGCCATTTCTTCCCTAACCATATCAAAGTGCGGAAACCGCTCTCTGTCACTTCGTACTCGCTCAATCTCATTATTCAATCGAGCTTGTTCTTCTTGCTCAAACCGCCCTTTTATCGTGCTAACCTCTTGATTAACTTGATAAAGTTGTTGCATTAACTGTTGAGTATATGCGTCAACTGGTTGTTGCGGTTCGTTAATTTGATTTAAGTTTACTCCATAATCTTGTGCAAGTCTATGAAACATTTGCACTTTCTGTTCATGGGGTGCTTTTGAAAGAATCATGTGGGCACGACCCAAGTTGTTTATCCATGCGGCAGGGTGTATTCCTTGTGCTTGAAGTTCAGGTACAAACGGGTTAATTGCTTCCTCAAGAGCCTTTGCTCGTTCCGCTTCCGCTTTATATACGCTAACGCCCTTTTTAAACTCGTTCTCTCGTTGGTTAAGGTATTCAAGGTGTTTTTTGCTTTCATCTTTAGATAGTGTTTCGCCCTTGGCTATCTTATCCCATAGAGGTAAAAGGTCTTTCTTCCAAGTCGTAGGCTTTGGTATATCGCTAATCTCAGGCTGTTCTTCGGGCTGTTCGGGTTCATCCGCATCTTCTGAAGTAGCCTCAATGCTCGTTTCCTCTGCCACCGCTTCATCTTCAGCGACAAACTGTCCTTTCTCATTGCGAGCAGGTTCGTCTTGAGAAACTTCCTCTTGCACTTCCTCATGTTCTTCCTCTAAGGGTTTACCCTCATCTTGTGGGATTTCTACATCTGCCATTGCTGCTTCTAACATCTCTCTGCGGTCTGCCATAATTACTCCTTAACGATAAGTTAGTTTGGCGTAAGCAAGCTCGGCAATCTTGCGTTTACGGGTTTCTTGGTCTTTACGGCTTAATTCCACAGGCTTATGCTGTACAGGTACTTCGTTACCTAATTCAATCATTTTGTGCTGTTTTAAATGGCTTCTATGGTGACTTCGGCTACTAATCCAAGAACCATCAACTTGCGATACATAGCCTTCAATGTCTGACATGACCATCGGTGCGTCTTTGGCGGTCATTTCTTGTTTTTGCTTCCATGCTTCTTCAGCTTCAGGCGTTCCTAGTTTAAATCCCCAAAAATCTAGGTATCGCTCCTTATCTGATTTTGTAACTACATGATTTGATTCAGAATATCCACATTTAGGGCAAATCATCACATTCTCCTTATAAGGTCAGGTAATTGGTCATATTCATGGGGTCTTAGGCATACAACAGAGTCGTACCAACGGGCATTTTTCCACCGCCAACAGACAAATTCTTCTTTAGGTAGTAAAACAATGGTTCTAACCCCTAAAGCACCAGCTAAATGAGCCGTACCCGTATCAACAGTTACAACTCCTTTCATAGCTTTCATGTGTTGGGCGGTCTTAACCCAATCTTTCTTCCATCCATCGTCAGGTAGTGGGTTAAATAGTCCGTCAGATTTAGGGTTTAGGCTATAACAGTCATCTCCAACCAATTCTTCAATGTGTCGGTGGTCGATTGACTTCAAGTAATACAGAATTTGCTTAGATGCTTCCCAGTTCACCCCTATTTTGGGTGGGATATTGCTAGGAATAGCGTGTAAATAGCCCTCAGAACCCACTATTTTCTTACGGGTAACGGGGAACATAGCCTTTACAAGGGGGTGCGACAGAGAAATGTAGTAGGGAAGTGACATAGAGCCTATCCAGTAGTCTGATTGGCTTGCTACGCCCTCATTAGTGCTGTTAGAAAAGACATCTACGCTATGAATCTGCCCTAAAAGGTAATGAAGTGTGCTTTCTTGTAAGACTACGACCTGTTTTGCCCCTAAAGCCTTTAATGCAGGTAAGAATCGGGCAAACATAATAATGTCACCAAAGCCTTGCTCCATCTGTACTGTGATGGATTTACCCATTAAAGGTTCACCTCGCCATACAGGAATTTTAAAAGTAGGTTCGTAGGGTACGGCTTGTTCGGCAACTATTTCAGGATGCCACCGATACTCAAATAATCGAAAACCTTGCTCATAACGACCTGCGTGTAGGTGGTCATAAGCTAACTTATATTGGGCGTGGGGGTCTATATTAGTAGTAATATGCTTTCCTCGTCATCTAGTTCTGCTAGGCGTTTAGCTTCTAGGATAACGAGTTCGGTCTGTAACCTTGCTACCTCTTGCCTATAAGCAACCGCTTTTAACAGGTTGTTTCGTTGGTTTTCAAGGTAGGCAATAGACTGCTCTAGTTCTGTAGTATCAACTGGCGGTGTACCAGCCTTAACCTCTTGAATAGATTGTAGTTTATTTTGTTTCTGTTTAGCAACAATTTTTGGGGGGTCAATTAAATCTTTTAATTGTTGTTTTCTGCGTATTTTGGAATCAGCTTGCGACTTTAATAAAGCCTGTTGCCTTTCCCGTATCTTGCGGTCTAGGTTTCTAGCTCTGCGGATTTCTTCAGGTGTAAAGCCATCATGGGTATCTATGCCCGATGGCGTTGGGGGTTCTCCACCTATCTGAAATGCGTTGATTTGAAACGCATTAGACTGAAAAGCAGTTTGAAACATTACAGAACTACCCAGCGTGACCCACTAGAAACTGTAACAGTTACGCCACTTGATATAGTGACTGGCCCTGATGACATAGCGTTATCTGTTGCGGGGATAGTAAAGCTAGTGCCGATAGTCTTGCTGTTAGTCACAATTCCGTTACTAGCCCGTTGGATTGGGGCAGAAACAGTAGTTCCATCAAATGTATAACTTGCAGACGCACCTAAAGCCCCTGAATTATTAAATTGAACTTGGGTATTTGACCCTGCCGCACTTGCCGATGGGGTAGCCCATGTGCCATCACCACGCCAAAATGTAGTGGCAGAAGCAGAAGTACCGCTATTTAGGTTAGTTACAGGCAGATTACCAGTTACCTGAGTAGCTAGGCTTACATTAGATAAAGTGCCACCAAGAGTTAAATTACCGCTAGAAGTTACTGTTCCACTAAGGCTAATGCCGTTTACTGTACCTGTACCGCTTACGCTTGTTACAGTTCCGTTACCTTTGTTGTTAAAGGTTGTAAAGTCTGTGGCAGATAAATACCCATCTACGCTAGTGGTGGCTTTAGCCATGCTTATAGCTGGGGTATTACCGCCTGACGATACTACAGGGGCAGTACCTGTTACGCTTGTTACCGTTCCCGTTGTAGGGGTTGTCCAAGTTGGTGTTCCTGCCCCTTGTGAAGTAAGAACTTGACCTGCTGTTCCTGCGGCTGAAAACCCATAAGCAGTTCCAGTACCATAAGGTACAGCACCAGCAGTAGGGGTTGCAGAACTATTTGTACCACCGTAAGCAATCGCTAAATCATTTGTTAAAACCAAAGTATCAGCATTAATAACGCTAAAATAATCAATGGCGTTTAAGTTTGTGCCTGTAAAAGTAGAGTTAGTTTTATCATAAACAAGATTCAAAATACTGTAAGAACCTGCAAGACTTACTCGTTCTACATTAGTTCCTGCTGAATTTAAGATAAAACTATTAGCCAGCGTAATAAAGCTACCAACACTTGAAGTTACAGCGTTAGACGCAGGGCTAGAAGCAAAAATAGCAGAGCCATCAATTTGCAAATTTCCAGCCGTAACGCTTGGGGTAAGAACTTGGTAACAATCTTTAATTAAAACATTGGCGCTTGCGTTAGATACAGCTACAGCCCAACACTTGTTTCCTACAATAGAAACTGTGCCAGCACCCGTAATTTGAACACCTGAGGTGCATTGCAATTCGCTGTTAATAAACTCAACATAATTTGTACCTGATTTAACGACTTGCGTATCTACAGTACAGTTTGAAATATAAGTGTTACTAGACCCTGTGATGGTCAAATTAGTTAGTTTTATGCCACTAACACGAGCCGCCACAGTCAAGGTCAGAGTTCCAGAAATTTGCGTGTTAGCGCCAGTAAGTTCTGTGGTTGCTATTGTTGTGTTTGCACTTGTAACTGTGGGGCTTTCGCTATAACTTCCAGGATGCACAATGACAGTATTTCTACCTGCACCAATCAGAGTCAACGCTTTGGTAATTGTTAACACAGGGTTAATTAAAGTTCCATCACCTGTTGTGTCGTTTCCGTCTTTACCAACATGAATCTCATTTGCGTAAATAGAATAATTACCAACAGTTCTTCCTGTACCGCCATTAGCTACAGGCAACGCTGTTCCTGAGTAAGTTAAGGCTAATGTACCGCTAGTAGTAATAGGGCTACCTGAAACGCTTAAAAAAGCAGGTACTGTAGCCGCTACGCTTGTAACCGTACCAGTAGTGGAATCAGTAGAAGTAATAGTAAAGTTAGGGTAAGTACCAGTTACTACAGTTGTTCCTGCACCAGTTAAAGCAACAGTTTGGTCGGGAGCGGTGTTGGTTACTGTTACAGCACCAGTTGAACCACTAACGCTAATACCAGTTCCAGCTACGGCAGAAGTAACACCTGTGTTGGCTACTGTAAACGCAGGGTATGTACCTGTTGCCGATATACCAGTTCCGCTTGCAATACTTACTGTTTGGTCGGGGGCGGTGTTTGTAATATTTAAAGTGCCACTAGTAGTAATAGGGCTACCAGTAACAGAGATACCCGTTCCAGCAGTTGCCGCTACAGAAGTGACTGTTCCTAATGGGTTTGTAGCCCATGAAGTATCTGTTCCGTTAGTCGTTAAGTATTTGCCAGTATTGCCTGTCTGAGATGGGGCTAAAGCATTAAACGCACCATTAGCCGTTGTTTGCCCTGTACCGCCATTGGCTATATCTATAGTACCTGTTAGGGTATGGTCAGCGTTCCAATCGCTAGGGCGTACAAGACTTGTATCTGCTTCGTCAGGGATTGTGCTGACTTTGCTATGTTTGACTGTAATAGCCATTATTGAACCCCTACAATTTTGCCATTCTCATCTCGTACTACTTGTTTTGGTTGGTTTAGTCTATCAATTAAAGCACCTAAAGTTGCTGTCATATCTTGATTACCTTGTGCAATAGCGTTGGCTATGGGGGCTAGGGGGTGTTCTTGTGCCCGTAGCATATCTTCATCCATTGTGTATTCTTCAGCGATTCCCTCGCCACTATCTACACCTGCGGAGATACGAGCCGTTTCAATCTTAGCCCCATTGTTAATGTAGGCAAGCAAGAGTTGGGTATTACGCTCAGTCATCATTTTCATCTGAGCTAACTTCATCTCCATCTCTCGGTCTTGAGCATTACGCTGTTCTTCAAGTTGGAATTTAAGTTGATTCTCTTGTGCCTGATATTCCTGTTTAGCCTTTTCAAATTCAATTTGAGCAGCCATCTTTTGCTGTTCCAGTTGTACCGACATCTGTATTTCTTGCATCTTAGCCTGAGTCTGAGCCTGAATCTTTTGCACTTCAGGTGGGGGTGGCTTGGGTTGGCCTTCCATCGCTTTAGCTTTATTTCTAAATTGGTCGGCAGTTTCATCAATAAGCCCTTCCATACCTTTACCAGCCTTAAACGCAGTCACGCCAAACTTGAGCATCTCCATGAGTAATGGGGTTAGTTCAGGGGCTTGGGTAGCTACTGGTAAGGCTTGGTTCATAAACTGGGATAAAGCACCTAAAAACTCGATTCTGTCGGCTTTCTCTTGTTGCTCATCCTGATAAATCATTGAATCGCTAGTTACTTCAATACGGAAGTTCTTAGCGGGTTCGTCTTTCAATAGTTGTAAGGCTTGCGGTACTAATTGTTGGTCTTGTGGGCTTAATTGCATTGCACCACTAATCTTGACAATCGTATCGTCAGTAAAGTGCTTGCAGATAATCTGAGCCTTGATACTTAGAAGCTCGGTAGCAAAGTCCACGACTGCGTGTTGCATATTCTTAAGTCTGCCTGCTGCGTTATTAGACTTAATAATCTGTGCCCCAAGCGTTTCATTGGGGTCTGTCTGTCCCCTTTGAATGTCGGCAATACCCATAATCTCGTAAATCTGACCCTTGACTTGCTCCATAGCCTGATAAGCCATTGTCAAGCCTTGAGCGATTGGGGTTATATCTACTAGGTCAATAGCCCCTTTCATGCCTTGTTTCTCAGCAAAAGCAGCCCAGTTCTTAACTGGTATCAGGGTATTGTTCTCGCCCTCAGAAAATAGTCTTGAAAGGCTTGGCTCGGATGCGTCATAGACACCCCGTACTTTTAAGGCGTTAATAAAGCCATCTATGCGGTCTGCAAGCGTGTCTAATTGCTTGGCTTGGTCTTGGTATAGTACAAAGTCAGGTACAGGCTCTAAACTGTCTGTAGTCAATGTGGCGTACATTGGTTTAGGGCAAGGGAAGAATCCCTCTAACTGTAGTGGGTCATCTTTCTCATCAAGAATCTCGCCCATCGACTTGCTAACCCAAAAGACTTTGCCTTGTTCTTTATCCCATATCTCATAGATACAGGCTTGGTAATGCTCTACAGTCATTTGTTTGGTAGCCCATTTATCGCTATCAGGCTTGGTGTCTAGCGGAATCTTACCGCCTAATTCTTCACCAAAGCGGTCAATCAAGGCTTGACGGCCCATATAAACTTTACGCCATACGGCTGTTACTTCTTCCCAAGTACGAGCAACAGTATGACCAAAATCACGCCAATGGACATAATCAACTGGGGCACACTCATACTCAATTCGTTCTTGCGACTCCACCAGTTCAGCGTTTTGCGTTTCTGCTTCATCGGCATCCTCTGTAATTTGTACTCCATTACCTACATCTTGACCAGCTAGACCTGTATTTAAATCGTTTTGCTCTGCAACAATATGTGGCTCATAACGAACCCATGCCGTACCTCTACCACCTAATAAGCGGTCAAGCACAGCGTTATCCATAGCGGAGCGATAGTCATGGTAATGCTCAACTTCGTACTCTAAAGCCCGTTCTAGCATCATAGAAGCAACACGCCCAATTGGGTCGTTATCTCTAAATCTACGGCTTACATCGGGGCGTGGCAGTCTAGCAAAGATGGCAGGCTTAATGACCTGAACATTAGACCAAAGGATATTAAAGCGAGCATTAGGGTTATTACGGGTACGGCTGTCATCACGATAACGCTTAACAATTCGGGGAACTCTAGCTTCCCACTCCCTAAATGACTTGTCGTACTGAGCAATGGTGTTGTACCAATCCTCGTAAGTTTTATTAAGCGTATCGTGCATACTTATTCCTAGGTAAAGTTGCCGATTGCTACTACTTCAGCACCAGCACCCGTTGTTATCTTCCAAGCACCATTAACTGATTTAGTGTTGACTTCTACAGAATAGACACCGATTGCACTATTGGCGGCTACTAATACATGGGATGTAGTGTTGTCTAACAAGGCTACAGTTCCAGTAAGTGATGTAGAAACTGTAATAATTAAACGATGTAAATAATCACCTGTTGCACCTGTTGTTCCTAATACTTGGGCGGTTTGTGATGCGGCTACATGTTCATATTTAAAGCCATAACTGGCTGCGACTTCAGGCATTTTAGATTCTCCTATACTGGGTTTGAGGGGTGGATTTCCACATTTCTTCTAGCGTTACTTCATTCTGTCCAACACTAATGCCACGAATCGGTGCGTTTTGCTTCGCAATTTCTGCTTCATCTCGCCAAGCCACAGAAAGCATCCTAAAAGCATCCGCTCCATGACTTGTCCAATCATGGCGAGGCTTATCTCGAAATACTTTCTTATCTTCATCGTATTCCCTTTGGTACTGACGCAAACATTCAATGCCCTCTGAACACTTCATGGCATCAAACCAAGTCCTAGCTAATGCCATCCTTGATGCTTGTATGCCGTCTTGTAATGACAGATTTGGAACAATTTTAAACGATTCTTTAGGTAATTTGTCAAAAATTTGCTCAATTATGCTCTTTCCGCCACTTGCCAAAGTTTTAGCTCGTGCATCGTGTGGTAACCAATGTGTACCATATTCGTATGGTCGTTCTTTAATTTGGTTAGCGTAATAGATAATCGGTTGCCCATGAGCTTCGTGGTAATCTAATACTCGTATCTCTCCATGTACGACCTGATACCACCAAATAGCCGTAGCATCGTTAAAGCCCAAGTCCCAAGCCGTATGCACAGGAAACATGGTGTCGCACTCAACCTTGTCAATACGCCCTGCATCGGTTAATAGTCGCATCTCAACGCCATATATAGCCCCAACTATGGAAGCCTCAAATGAACATTCGAACTCTTGTTGGTATTGGTCAATAGACATAGACTTTAAGGCATCGTCTAATTCGGCTTGGGGTAGGATTTCGGTCTTGCTTGCCCTTAAAACCTTACTAAACCAATCTGCTTTGTTTATCTCTGCGGTCTGATATATGTCATAAAAGGCGTTATGGCCTTTGGGTGTGCCAATGAAAACTGCCCAGCCCATTCTATCGCTCAAAAGTGGTCTTAAAACTGCACCCCATACGCTAGGTTTCATGTCAGCGTACTCGTCTAAGATTACCCCGTCTAGGTACATACCCCGTAATGCGTCAGGATTGTCTGCACCAAATAAACGAATTCTTGACCCGTTAATAAGCTCAACCCACAGTTCTGATTGGTTATGTCTGCGATATAAAGGCTCACTAAACCTAAGCAAGTAATCCCAAGCAATAGATTTGGCTTGGCTATGATACGGGGCAATATAGGCATATCTACCATTGGGTTTGTTCTCCAATCCAGCCTTAATGATAAGGTCATTAATACAGGCTACAGTCTTACCTGCCCTGCGGTGGGCAATAACAATAGACCATCGTTGCTTACGCTCATGGAAGTCAGCAAATATAGGTCTAGGGCGGTACTTTAGCTTTATGTTAGGCATCTGCCCAAGAAATCTTTATATCGCCACCATCTTGGCCTGTGACCTCGTTAACTTGGGTTTCTTTCCACCTAGCCCTAGTCTTTAGCCAAAAGATAGCGGCAGCCGTATTACCTTTCTTGGCTTGGCTAAACAATGTGCCAGCAATAGCGGCATTAGCGTCTATACGCCCCTCATCTAGTTCTTCTTTGTAATATTTGACCAAAGTATCAGCACTAATCTTTAGCCTACTGGCTATATCCTCATGGGGTACACCCAATGCAGATAATCGTTTAGCGGTATCTTGGCTTTCTTTATTTGGTTTATGTGCGGGTCTGCCTTTTTCTGCCATTTTTATAACTCCGCTAAAATAGCTTTTTTGCCCGTAAAGTCTTCCCAACGCTTGACTATTACATCGCAGTATTTAGGGTCTAATTCCATTAAATAGGCTATTCTGCCATTCTTTTCAGCAGCCAATAGAGTTGTGCCACTACCGCCAAAACTATCAAGCACAATATCCCCACCTTTAGTGTTGTTGAGCATTTGGTATTCAAACAAAGCTACAGGCTTCATGGTTGGGTGTTCACCATTACGGCTCGGTTTATCAAACTCCAAAATAGTTGTTTGTTTGCGGTCAGTAGCCCATAGATGCCCAGCACCTTCTTTCCACCCATACAAGCATGGTTCATGTTTCCAATGATAGTCTTGCCTACCCATAACCATAGTGGACTTTTTCCAAATAAGACATTGGCGTACCTTCCAACCAGCATCGTAGGCAGCACCTCTAAAATTGTAGCCTTCTGAGTCCGCATGCCATATATAAAATACAGCCCCAGCTTTCATAACAGTATCGGCAGTTACATAAGCATCCCGTAAAAACTGGCGGAAGCCTGCATTATCCATAGAGTCATTTTGTATAGTTAAGGCATCTTTAGTTTTGCCTTCGTAAGCTACATTGTAGGGAGGGTCGGTAAGCCACATATCTACTTGTCTGCCGTTTACAAGTTTATCCATATCGGTTACGCTACAGCTATCACCACACATAAGTCTATGATTTCCAAGAATATATATATCGCCTAGCTTGGTTTTAGGCTCGATTGGCGTTTCAGGTACGCTATCTTCATCGGTTAGCCCTTCGGTTGTTTCGGGGGCTAGTAAAGCGTCTAGTTCTTTATCGTCAAAGCCAAGTAGCGTTAGGTCAAAGTCTTGGTCTTTTAACTCTTGTAGCTCTAGCGACAGAAAGTTTGTATCCCACCCAGCGTTTAATGCCAACTTGTTGTCAGCAATCACATAAGCCTTTTTTTGGGCTTCTGTCATGTCTTTAAGCTCAATCGTGGGTACTTTAGCCATACCCAGCTTTCTAGCGGCTAAGAGCCTGCCATGCCCCGCTATAACGCCTTTATCGCCATCAACTAATATAGGGTTAGTCCACCCAAATTCTTTAATACTGGCAGCTATTTGGGCTACTTGAGCATCGTCATGGGTTCGGCTGTTTTTAGCGTAAGGTATTAACGCTGTTACTTCTACTTCTTTTATCTGCATACTACCTCAAGTGATTGATTTAGTTAGGTTAATTCTACACTACTTTTGTTGTTCGTTAAATAGTTTTTCTAATAACGACCTTCTTGTTTCCTCATCAGCAACCATTGGTACAGCTAATGCGCCAGCCAAAATATCGCCTTCTTTGCTGCGTTTTGGGTCAAATGCGGCATATTTGCTTCTAATTAAAGATGGGTCTTGTACTGAAATAACATCACTTTTTTGACCTTTGTAAAAGTCATTAATGTAATTTGTTACTTCATTCCATTTTGCTTGGTCAACATTAGACCATGTTTCGTCAGGAATAATGCCGTATTTTTCTTTGAGATATTCTTTTGCTCTAAATACATGGCTATTTGGGCCTAAATCACGAACATTTAATATTTTTGTACCTTTTAGACCTAAATCTAAAGCAGCTTGTGCAATTTCATCGGTAGTTGTGTAACCAAAAGGGTCTAAATTCATTTCTTTAGGGTTAATTGGTTTACCAGCAACATTTGGCTTTAAGTCAAAAACTGCAAGATTGCCCCATCCTTGACCTCTACCAACACCTTTTAAAAAGTTATCTTCTTTTATTAAAACTGGCAATATGTTGCCACCGCCCGAACCTGATACATAGGTTTCAGCTACAACAGGATTTGTGGTAAAAAATGCTCCTGCTCCTGCTGTTTTATCTTTACCTACTACATCAAATACTTCTATGTCTGCATTAGTGCCATGATACGCAGGAGTTTTATAACCCATAGCTTCTGCTCTTTGCAAAGGCGTATTGTTAGGCGGCAAACCTAAACCACCTTGTTCTACAGGCAATGCTGCATTTGCTTGAGCAATTTTCATTCTTTCAGCAGTTGGCAATTTAGCAACGGAACCCATCAAATTAGGTACTTGTTCTAAAGCTCGCTCAAAAGCAGCCCTATCCCCCACTTGTATGCCTTGGTCACCCATTGTTAAAGAAGCGTCTATATCAGCCCGTTGTTGGGCTAGATTTTGGGCGGCTGTTGGGATTACATTGGCGACATAGTTTTTTAGCTGTCGGGCTAGAGGTGCGTTAGGGCCTGTAACTCCCTGTGGTGTTACATATCCGACTTGGCGTAAGGTTTCTGCCAATGTAGCCATTTATGCCATCTGTTTAACAAATTGGTTAAAGTGCTTCATCAATTCCGCTTTACGCTTCATACGCTTATCTTCGTTCTTTTCTAGCGTGGTCTGTTTGTGCGGTTGCAACAAAAAGTTCTCAGGTTTAATCTTTTCTTTTTTAAACATTACATATCCTTCATCTTATCGGTAAGCATTTGTTTTCTAGTCTTTTTGGGCGGTTTTGCAGTCTTAGCCGACTCAATAAAGTCTTGTTTGCTAGGAGCATCTTTGCTACCAACCTTGTTCATCTTTTCGCCTGAACCCGCAGCTATGCGTTTCTGTTTTTGATTAATGTTGTAATACAAACCTTGTTTAGCCACAGTTCCATCTCCTCATGCTTGCTTTTGCTCGTTCAGCGTTTTTGCTGTTTTTTACTACCCCACCCATTCTTGCACAAAAACTAGCTTTTCTACCCTTGTCGGCATCAGTCTTAGGGTTTGGGGCGGGGGCTTTTAAATTGGCGTTGTTCTTGCGATTGTAGGCTTCACGACCTTTGGCGGTCATGCCAGCCCCTTGCTCTGTTGGCAAGTAATTCTTACCTTTACCCGTTGTAGTCTTGGGTATTGGCTTATCGTGCTTATCTATTGCATCACGAATTTGGTCTTGTCGGCTCATTTTCAAGAATTTTCAAGAAATTTCAGGCTTTTTCTTCAATGTACTTGCCATATGCTTCTTCTAGCTTGTTCTTGCGGTTGCCTTTAGCGTATTTACGCTCAGTTGCAAGAGCAATAGCTACGGCTTGACGCTTTCCTTTGCCAGATTCCATCTCTTTTTTAATGTTTTTGCCTACAGCTTCTTTGCTACCTGATTTGATTAATGGCATGATTTATCCTTTTATTTCAAGAACTTGAGTTTATAAGTTGTGGTGTTAATCAGGTCTGCAATCTCATCAATCAGGTTTTGCAGTTCGCTATCTTGCGGTAAATCTTGGCGGGCATCTGCCACAAAGTTTTGTAGGGATTCTAAGTATTTAATTGGGTCTTTGGGTTGGTGGTACACGCTTGGAAATGCGGTGAATTTGCCATACTTGCCAGCATAAGATTCAGCAAAGCTGTCAGTTAAATCTACAATACCTTCATAGTATTTTTGCAACGCTTTATGGCGTGAGTAAGAATCCGTTGTGAAATGGAAAAAATGCGTGTTAGTCGCAGAATGTAGTAATGTTGCTACAAATAAAGCACAATTTTCCATACAAACTCCTTGTTTTTATTGATTATAGTCGTGTTTTGGGATTAATCCAATCACTCTTAATGCAGATTCAGGGCTATCCACTCGGCTTAATGGCCCACCTTTCCAATTAGCTATAAACTTTAATTGTTCTGCGGTGAACTTGGCTTTAGCGTCACGCTTGACTTCCATCAAGATAGTTTCGCCATTAAAAGTTACCAATAAATCGGGTATTCCTTTGCCGACTCTTGATAAATCGTACACATCAGCACCAGCTTCTCGTAGCGTTTTAACGATTTCGGCTTGATTTGCGTCAGTTCTTCTTGCGTATGCCATTGTTTTTTAACAGTAATCGGTTAATATATGCTAACTTTATCACGATTAGGGTCTTATATGGCTAAAAATCAGTATGGTGATTACATTGGTGATGACGAATTTATAGAGAAGTGGCGGTCATATCCTAGTCCCACAGCATTAGCAGAACATTTAGGTATCGGTGTTCGTGCCGTTATGAATCGTAGGCGGTCAGTAGAGATTAGGCAGAATATAACGCTAGTAACCGACCTTAGTTATAAGCAAGAAAAAAGCAAAGAATATATTGAAAGAGCTAGGGCTGACAAGGCAAAACGCCAAGAATTACTGCAAGAACGCCTAGATGCTGCCACCCATAGCGTTAGACGGGGTATGGAATTAGAAAAAGGTCGAGTCATCATCTTTTCTGATGCCCACTTTACAGAAGATACAACTACAGGGTTTAAAGCTCTGATTAAGTTTATTGAACATTTCAAGCCCAAAGCCATTATCTGTAACGGAGATGCCTTTGACGGGGCTGTATTGAGTCGATTCCCAAAGATTAACTATGACCGCCAACCAAGCGTATTAGACGAACTAAACTACTGTAAGACGCATTTAGATGCTATTGAAAAGGTTAGACCAGCAGGGTGTAGGCTAATATGGACTTTAGGTAATCACGATATGCGTTATGAGTCGGCTTTGGTATCTCGTGCCCCTGAGTTTTCGGGGGTCGATGGGTTTAACTTAAAGTACCACTTCCCCCATTGGGAAACCTGTTGGTCATTTTGGGTCAATGATGATACTGTTATTAAGCACAGGCATAAGGGCGGTAGATATGCAGGCTATAACAATGTTCAAGCCAGTTTTAGTAATATTTTTACAGGGCATACCCATGTTCTGACTCTAAGTCCTATATCAACCTTTGACCAAAAGACCTACTGGGGTGTACAAACAGGCACTTTAGCCGATGTCAACGCAGAAAGTTTTAGCTACACAGAAGATAACGCAAAAGATTGGCGACAAGGGTTTGTCATGGCATCTTGGGAAAGAGGTCGGTTGTTAATGCCTGAGATGATTCAGGTTTGTGGTGAAAACGAGGTAGAGTTTCGTGGTGAAATATTAGAAGTATGAAGATTACGCCTGAAATCTTATCTAATCTATACGGGTCATTTTGCTGTGCTTACCCATTTAGTAAGTGGGATATGCCTTTGCCCCAAGAGGTGAAATTTGAGATAACGCAAGATGTAGATGCAATGGGAACTTATTTGCTAGACACAGAAGAAGATTACCAGCATTACATCACCATTTCGGCTGCTAGGTGTGCGTTTTGGGACACCATCTGTAGAACATTGGCCCACGAATGCGTCCATATGAGTTTTTATCGTCAAAAGGGCGATAAATGGATGTCACATGGCAAAGAATTTCGTAGGCGTTGCCGTATGGTAGCTGAAGAATTTGGCTTTGACCCCTTAGAGTTGTAGCCTAGCCTTAACTATATCTAGTAAGGTATCGAACTCAACTTTGTGGTATCTCTCGAAAGCCTTTGCTCCGAGTCCATGCACACCTGTAGCACCTCTGTGATGCTCGGTACATAAGGGGAGTATTGGTGCTTCTGACCGCTTTCCACCGAATCGTCTGACATGGTGAAGCTCTGCGGGGGTGTCATTGAAACCCATGTGGTAGCATAAGACGCAACCAAGTCTTGCAATATCGTCATGGCGTTTTTTATCCTTTTTGTTCATTAGCGTAGTCGTACCACATTAAATAGAAAGCCTTAAATTCGTCAACCCCGTTGCCTAGTTTAGTGCATCCAAAGGGTTGGACTTGCCAAAAGTTTTCTATAACTAACTGGTCATCTGTGTTGCCTTGCACAATAACGACTGTAAAGTTAGGTGTTTTAGCAAAGGCTTGCAATAGGCGTTTTTGACCCTCGCTAACCTTTTCATTGGGGCGTTTCCACTCCATCACCAAAAACTTGCCGTTACGCTCTGCAATCCCATCTATGTTACTAGGGCAGAAGTTTTGGTTTGTTGGTATTAAACCTTTAAACGCACCATAGTCTATATGGGTGGCGTAGGCATTACGCATTATCTTATTGAATGTTTGCATCTTTTTGCAGTACATCCTCTAGTTCTTGGGCTAAATCGGTCACATCACAGCTTACTAAATAGGCTTCAGTTGCATGATTTTTTATTGAAAATTCATGCACTTTTTTGATGGCTCGGTTAAGTTCTAGCATTACTTCAGCGTAATCTCTCATCGGGTCAACCTTTCTATATTTCTGTCATTAGCTTGTTGGGTACGCCATGCTTCAAAACGCATCTTGGCGGCTTCTAATTGCCATCGTAGGGCTTCTTTTTGCTCTACCGCTACCCCTATGGCTTTGCATAAGTCTTGGTATTCAGGACTGCGGTAGGCTTCTCGTTCCTGTGCCCCTAGCGATTGTTCTTCGGTCTGCGACATCTTGATGGCTTTAAGACTATGCCTAAAGTTCTCAAGTTGGGCTAGTTCACCGCTTGCTTTAGCGTATTGCGGTGCTGTTTTAAATATAAAGTCTATTGCTTCGTGTGGGTCATATTCTTTCATTTAATCGCTCCATTAATAATTGCCATGCAACAGCCGCCACTTGCGGTACTTGTCCGTTTCCAATGGCCTTAAGTCTGTCCACTCTTGCGGCCACCCCATCAGCCACTCGTAAAGGTTCGGGTTGATTGAAGATGGTATGTAAGTTCCGTTTTTGATAGCATTTTTGTAAGCCCCAGAGCCTCCAGCGTTCCCCCCCCCCGTTGGAGTTGTTGAAGTTGGCCATATTACCCCCCGTTTCTGCATTGCTTTCCTGCTGTTGCTGCCCCCCGAACTGCCTGTCGTTGGAGTATGGAAAAACTTCTCGTTGTCGGGCAACAATCCAAATTCTCTTTCGGTGATGTTTAGCTCCGATGTCTGACGCTCCCAGCACTCCCCATTCCGCATCGAACCCCATGTTGGCCAAGTCTGCGAGAACTCGGTCAATTCCTCTATGAGTGAGCATTGGGCTGTTTTCCACGAACACGAACTTTGGTCGTACTTCGCAAATGACCCTTGCCATCTCTTTCCACATTCCTGACCGCTCTCCGTCAATCCCTGCTCCTTTACCTGCGGCAGAGATGTCTTGGCATGGAAACCCGCCCGAAACGACATCAACAATTCCTCGCCAAGGGTTTCCGTCAAAGGTTTGAACATCATCCCAAATCGGGAAAGGCGGGAGTATTCCGTCATTTTGTCGGGCAAGCAATACGCTTGCTGGGTATGACTCCCATTCGACTGCACAGACTGTTCGCCATCCGAGCAAATGTCCCCCAAGTATTCCCCCACCAGCACCTGCGAAAAGAGCCAACTCATTCAATCCATTCCCCCCAGTTACCTTTATTACCTTTTTTCCATTGGTCTGCAAATCCACTTAGTAAATTACTATCAAGTTTATATTTTGATAGGTATTCTCTAAACTTTGCTAACCCCCATTGACTACGCCATTTACATAACTGCCGTACTGCACATTGGTATTGGTGTTCAATCAATCTCCATACCCATTCGCATCATACATTTCTTCTTTAAAGTATCGTAACTATCGTACCCGTTACCTAATATTCCTAGTTCTCTAGCTTTGTTTTCGATACCTTGCTGACTAAACATCCAAGACCTATCCACCTTTTCTTTGGCTGGGGTCATGTCTAAAACATCTTCCCATCGTGCAGCGTTTAACCAACTAGCAGGGTACGGAATATAGTCTATTTCGGTGCGTTTAAGTTGCCAATGTCTAAGGTGTTTAGGCAAGGCTTCTAAGGCTTCACGCTTTTCAAGGTCAGTCAATCTTTTCCAAGCAATCTCAGCTTTTTTCTTTGCGACCTTTTTGGGCCAATTTACCCAAAACTTTTCAAAGTCCACACTATGCCCCTATTTTGTTGCAAGTATATAAAGTCCAACATTACTAAAAGCATAACCGCTATATACAACCGCCATAGCTGTATTACCTTTAAAGCCTTGTTCTATACCTATATAGGCATAAATAAGCCCTGTCACAATAATTAGCCAAGAACTCAAAATGGTGCATCCTCAAATTTAGGTTTATCCGCTTTAACAAACTGGTAAGTCCAATCGGTATAGGTTTTAATTAAATGCTCGGCTTCATGTTTAGTCTTTACTGTACGCATTAATTCACCATGCTCATCATAGATTTTGTAATGGCTATAAGCGTTTATGCGGTCATCGGTAGTAAAGGTAGTCATTTTTATAATTTCCCGTTTTCTCATAATGTTCACAAGGTTAAGTTTACTTAATATGTGAGTATATAGGTACTTTCCCTTATATATGTTACATAAAGTCGGTTAATGTAATGTATATATAACTTTTTGTATGCGAATCGGTTTGTGAGGATTAAGGGCGTAATACTCCTATCCGTAGATAGGATGAATTATGCGACTTCGGATGTTTCGGACATCAGTCGTAAATAAATGATGGGTTCTTTTGCTTGTTCAGGTCTATGTATTACCAAGACTACCCAGTTTCCCCTGCCGTTAGGCAATAGGACAGTTCCATAATTTTTGCTCATTTATCCGCAAAATATGGGGCATTGCTGCCGTTTCGCTTCTGAAGTATTTACGGCCTTTACCGCATCATCACGCCTGTGTGCGGGCTAGACAGAAAGAGAAAACCCCTTTGGGTAGCTCTAAGTTGATACCGCTTTAGGAAGCACTCCACAGGCTTTCCAAAACGCTCAAAGCTACCCAAAAGGGTCTTAATGGAGTTCTACTAAACAGGTATCAATCTGCCCCGTCAGTATAACACTAATCAACGCAACTCAGGCCATATTAACTGGTAACTTTCAGGAAATAAGTCCTTACGGCTTACTAATCCTTTGGATTCTTGCTCTAACAAAGCCCCCAGATAGACCATTTTATCGGCAGGAATACCTGAGTTTTTCCACATAGACACCGCAGGTACGCTAATTTTGCAGATTTTGGCTATTTTGGTAGGCCCACCCAGTAACTCGATAATTTGGCTATCGGTAAATACGCTTTTCTTCTTCATTAAGCTATCTTACCAAAAATACAACGCAGATTCAAATAGTTTGCACTTTTTTTTAATTTGGCTTAATATGGTGGTACAGCATAAGCTGTTTACTTTTGGAGATGATTATGGATGACTTACAGCAATTACATAACGAAATGATGGCAGACCAAGAACGCCTTGAGATAGCTTTAGATAAGGCAGAGGATGGTGATATGTTGACATTGGCAGAAATTGACCTAATCAGGTTTCATTGTGGCTTACCCAATAAGCGTAGGATTAGCCCCATTTTGGGTACGATTTTTGACGATTTTTCTAATATTTTTGGGGGGAAACAATGATTGTGACAGGCACAACTACAGAAAAGAAAGAGTTTAAGGTAGCCCCAGTAGGGTCGCATTTAGCTCGTTTATACCGAATTATTGACTTAGGTACACAGAAGTCCGAGTACATGGGTCAAGTCAAAATGCTACGCAAAGTAAAGTTCTTTTGGGAGCTTCATGGCGATGACTTAAAGATTGAGGGCAAACCCCTTATCCAAACACGCAACTACACGCTATCGCTAGGCGATAAGGCTTCGTTACGGAAGGACTTGGAATCTTGGCGTGGCAAATCATTTACCGATGATGAGTTGCGTGGCTTTGACCTACGCAATTTGTTAGATAAATGGTGCATGGTTACTGTTCAGCACAGGACTGCTAATAATGGCAATACCTACGCTGATGCGGTGGCTATTACCCCAGTTCCCGCAATAGTTCAGAAAGCAGGTGTACCACAGGGCGTAAACCCTTGCGTATTGTTTGACTTGCAGAAGTTTGACCAAGAAGTTTTTGACAGCTTATCGCAAGGTTTAAAAGACCAAATCATGCTGTCAGCCGAGTACCGCAACACCTTTACCGATGTAAATAAGAAGTTGCAAGACGCAGCAATTATTGATGATGATGTTCCATTTTAGGGGGTAACCTTTAGGAGCGAGCTATGAACCACATGATTAAAGACTTTATTGACCAAAAATATACAGTCAAGACCTTTCAAGAACGGGGCTACGATGAAGAAGTACCAATCATCGGGTTTGCCCAAGATGACTTGGAAACTGTCATTAAGACTGTGGTTCAGGCTTGTGCCGACAGGGTTAAAAACTCAGACGATAGAATGGCTGTGCTACAGTTAATGTAATGTTTAACAGGGGGAATTATGTTAGTGAAAGAGAATACAAGTGAGAGCGGTCATTGGTACTTACCCGATGGCAGTCCAGCATATCGCATCGTTGGCAAGAACGGGAAAGAAAGAAACTCAACTGTCAAAGACGCAAGAGAACATGGCCTATTGCCCTCAGTTACCACAATTATTGGTTGTGCGTCAAAACCCGCATTGGATGTATGGAAACAACAACAAGCCATACTCGCTGCACTTACATTACCTCGCTTAGAGGGTGAATCTGAGGAAGATTGGCTAAGTCGGGTCGTTGCTGATAGCAAGGAAACTGCCAAGCAAGCAGCAGAGCGTGGCACTCAAATACATGGGGTCATAGAAGCCTTCTACGAGGGCATTTATATACCTGAGCTACCACCCTATGTCCGAGCCGTAGAAAACGCCATAAACGAGCATTTTGGCTCACAACTATGGATTTCTGAAAAGTCTTTTGCTTATGGTGGGTTTGGCGGTAAATGCGACCTAGTTGCCAAGTCAGGCTTTGTGGTTGACTTTAAAACAACAGAAAAAGACCTAGACAAGCTTGATTACTTTTTTGACCACCAAATGCAGTTGTCAGCCTACCGACAAGGGTTTGAGATGCCCAAAGCTCGGTGTGCGATTGTTTATGTCAACGCCCTACAAAATAAGGCTAAACTAGTCGAGATACCTGAAGATGACCTGAGAATTGGGTGGGAATGTTTTACCCATTTATTAGCGTTTTATAGGGCTAAAAACAAACTATAATGATTACGGGGTGGCGGCAATCCCCCTGCCACAATCTCCTTCACACAGAGGGCCACCCCACCTTACAACGGGCGAAAGTTTGTATATAGAAAGGCCAGTAAGTATGCTTTCTCAACAAGTAGCCCACCTTTTAGGGCGGTTAAGCAAGCGTTAGAGGATGCTTGGATAAAGGGTTTTCTTGCTTTCCCCCCAATTTAGCCAAATCTACGCCCTTTTTTTACTGTATATCCATACATTAGGGAAAGTACCTATTGCATTAAATGTTAAGTTAGCTTAATATGTAGTTGTAGGTTAATTAAAGGGGGAATGTATGAAACGCATTAAAGCTGAAAGAATACGGGTTAGCGACACCATTGTTTTCAATGATGCCCGTTTTAATTTTGTTGTTGAAGATATTAGAGAAAACAGTAGTGGCGGTATATGGTTTTCATCTAAAAACGATACACAATCTATGCGGTTTGATAACGATGAATTAGTAACTGTCATTAGGGGAAACGCATGAAAGACTTTTTATTGGGTATGGTTGCAGGTGTGTTGGCGTTTGGCATACCTGCTATTGTGTATGTGTGGAGAACTGGGGGAATATCATGATTGGTACTGTAACGATTGGCGATACGCCTGTTGATGTATATGGCACAGAATGTCCTTCTGAACCTGCTGTGGGCATTATGGGCAATTATGTTGAGATTGAGGACTTAGAAGTAGGCGGCATTAGCATCTATGAGATGGTTGCTAACAACCCAATCTTTGACCAAATCCAAGAAGCAATTAACGATATGGTGAACTCATGAATCCATTTGTAGCTACAATTTTATTTGTGTTATTTGCAGTAGCGTGTACAACTCTAGGTTATGGTTTAGCGAGCTATTTATGAACATTCCATACAACAACGGCAAAGTCAGCATTGGTAAGTATTATGTGCCACCTAAGTATGTCGAGAAAGACACCGATATGCTAGAACTTCAGTCTTATTTAATTCACGACCCAGCCCGTCTTAACAGGGCGTATTGGACTGAAAAAGGCTTGTTGCTACTAGGACTCTTTATTGTCTTGGTTATATTCCTCAAGAGCTAGTTTTCTAGCATCCTCAACCCGATTAAGCCAGCCTTTAATAAAGCGAGCTTGGTCGGGTTTTCTTGCCACTATGCCTTGATAGAAGTCTGCCCTAGCGTCTGAAAACTTTGCAATAAGGTCTTTAGGGTTTGCATCATTAATTGCTGCCATAGTCTTAGGCCCGATAACTCCATCAGCCACGCATCCGATTGCCTGTTGTAGCGTCTTAACGCTTCTGCCTGTGCCTGCATTAACGGCAAAATCGAATACAACATAATCTAAGCCTTTCGGTAGGACTTCACAATAACTAGAATTCCAATACTTTAGTTTATACATTGAGCCGACTTTTTCGGGGGTCAAAGCTCGCATATCAGCTTCGGATACAGGATGCCCTACAAATTCTTCCCAAACACGCTTAGTAACGCCTAGATTGGTCATGCCGCCTGAGTCTAGGGGGTCATTAACAAAACCGCCCTCGTGCTTTAGGATGCGTTTTAAAGACTTCTCAAACTCGCCTGTCATTTATTTTTAGCCCTAATTTCAGCTATTTTTTCAAGCCCTCTTGACCCAAAATAGAAACCGAACGCTAGTTGGCCCCATTGACCCAAAAGCATTGTGTAGTTGTCGTTTGTATTAATTCCAAACGCTGACATAACTGCAAATATTATGTAAGCAAAAAACAACGCTATTAAACTTAAAGGTCTAATGTTCTTGGATAACCAAGAATCACTACCCATATCCGCTTGCTGGCGTTTGGTTAGTTCTTGGGCTTCAATATTGTCAGCGTTTAACTCAGCCAACCTGCCCTCTTGTTGCATCTGTAATAGTTCTTTTTGAGCCTTAGCCTTAGCTTCGGGGTCAGGAATAAACTTATCTAGGACTTTCATCCCAACATCAAATAGTGCCATCAAAGGTATCATTTATAACCCCATACTAAAAAATAAGCTATTACGCCAGCTATTGCAAAACACCAAAACTGTGCATTTCTAGCTTTGTTTAAATCTTTGTTAAATTCTTTCTGAAACTCTTTTTCTTGCTTCTCTAACTTAGCTTTTAGGGCTTCGACTTCTGCCCATCGTTTGCCATACTTTTTTAGAAAATCTGCCCTAATCTGTGCTTCTTCTCGTCTAACCCGTTCTTCGTGTTCCCATTGAATTAATACCCGTTTTAGGAATAACTCTTTGCGGACTTCGTTTTCTCGTAACTCTCTGCGTCTATCTATGTTCCTTTGTACTGCAACATCGGTGGCTTCTTTTTGTACATTCTCAATACTTTTAGACAATTCTTTAGCCGATTGACGGCTTGTATCAAGGTTACTGGTTAGGGTTTTAATCCCTTCGTGAAGTTCCATAGTTTCATTTTGGCAAAGACCACCCATGAGTTGTTAGGTAGGCATAGCCTAAACCAGCCACAAAGACATAAAACAATGTTCGTATAGAGAACCAACCAAACTGGGTTACTTTCTCGTTTAACCACTCTTTAATGGCTTCTTTGACGATTTCTTTTTCAATCTCGTTAGCCATTTTTTTTCCTAACAGTTTTAGTAGGAGTTTTCTTGACGGCAGGTTTTCTTTTAACCGCAGGTTTTTTGGGCGTAGCCTTTATTTCACCTTCCCAATCATTGAGAATAGTAAGCCAATGCACCTTTTTGGTGTAGCCCATCTTATCAAAAACCCAGTCAATGATAAACATGATTTACTCGTAAAGAATGTTAATTGTTCCAGCATCAAAAGTATCTGTACCGCCTACTGTAGTGATGCGTATTCTGTCAAGAGTTCCACCTAAAGAAGAAATTGAACCACCTGAAGCATTTAAAAATCCATCTTGACGAGATAAAACACCTGATGTTACCCAAGCATTTGTTGTGTAATTGCAAATAGGAATTATGCCTGTAAGATTATTTGCGGCTGCTGCTGGGATTCCAACAATAAAACCAGCGGTACTTGTTGTTTCGCTACTTCTGCTGCCTACACCGCTTAAATAACCAGTAGAAACAATACCGCCCGAAGTTCCTAATTGAATTAAAAAGTTACTTGTACCATTAGTAGAAACACCAATAATCTCAACAGTAATCCGCTTTACCCAGCTAGGTATGCTAGTAAAATCAATGCTAGTTCCTGAAGTAGAAGCAACTGCTGTACCGCTAGTTAAAACACCTACACCTGTAGGAGTACCAGCAAAAGTAGGAGTAGTTAAAGTAGGTGTTGTTAAAGAAGCACTTGTTAGGTTAGGGCTATCGCCCGATAATGTAATAGCCATAATTAAGCCTCTTGAATGGGTTCTACTGGAGTTTCAGCAGGAGTTTCGGCAGGAGTTTCAGCAGATGCTTCCGCTTGTGCGGCAATAGCGGCATCGTAAGCGACTTGTTCTTCTGCTGTGTACTCTACTTGAGTTACTTTGCCTGTTTGTACATCTACAACGATTCTGTGTGTCATATATTAGCCCTCGTAAAGAATATTGATTGAACCAGCATCGAATGTATCGGCACTTACTGAAGTTACCCTTACTTGTGTTAGCGTTCCGCCTAAAGTAATACCGCCAGCGTTTGTATAACAAGAAGAAGCATCCCAAGTGTTGCCCGATGAAACCCACACATTAGAGCCTAAAGTAACAATTTCTAAAAATCCGTAATAAGTAGAAGAAGCAGTAACAACTCCAGCCCTACCACAAGCCAAACCACTAGTAATAGAACCTGAGCCAGTCCCTGTTTCCGAGCCTGATATATAACCAGTTGAAACAAAGCCGCTTGAAGTTCCAAGTTGAACTATTAATGCACTTGAACCACCAGTAGATACTCCGCTAAACATTACAGTAATACGCTTTACCCAACTAGGAAGGCTTGTAAAATCTATAGTTGTTCCGCTTGTTGAGGCTACAGAAGTTCCGCTAGTAATTACACCACCACCAAATGTTCCTGTAGCAGTTAAGTTAGAAATAGAACTTGTGCCAGTTGTAGTAATACCGCCCGATGCTACTGTTAGTCTAGTAGTACCATTACTTTGTAGTTCGATTGTTCCACTTGTATCAGCAGTTTGTACTAAACCGCTTGATGTGGATGCGTTTAAGGTTACGGACATAGTTATTCCTTATTCATACAAAATGTTGATTGAGCCAGCGTCAAATGTATCTGTGCCGTTAACTGTTGTTATGCGAACTCTGTCTAATGCACCGCCTAATGTAACAGCACCACCACTAACAGTAACCCGTAACGCACTATTGTATTCAGCAATATTAGATGAACAAACATAAGTGTTTGATGTATTTACAAGAGTTATAACTGAATGCCCGTAATAACCGCTTGCCGCTGTTTGAGTTGCTGTTAATACAAATCCTGCTGTACTTGAAGTTTGCACAGCACCATTAGTTGAAGCCGTAGCAACATAGCCTGAAGTAGTAACGCTACCTGAACCAATTTGAAGCAAATAATTTGATGTACTGTTGGTGCTAGTACCATTAAAAATTACAGTTACACGCTTTACCCAGCTAGGAATACCAGTAAAGTCAATAGAAGTACCACTTGTAGAAGCTACGGCAGTACCACTAACAATCTTAGCGGTTGGTGTATAAGTAGAACCATCTGTAGAAAATGGTATTTGCCCTGCGGCAGATACAGCAGAAGAACCGACTACAACAGTTCCAGTTGTAGCTGGCAAGGTTAAGGTCGTAGAGCCAGCAACGGCTGGTTCTTGTAGCGTAACACTTCCGCTAGTTGAGCCTAATAAGACAATAGACATATATTTTCCTTATAAAACGACCCAGCGACTACCGCTAGGAACAGTTACCACGACACCACCATTAATTGTAATGGGTGAAACAGTCGATGCGTTCCTTCCCACAGGAATTTGATACGAAGCCGTTACGACTTGGCTGTTTTCCACAAATACTTGGTCACCGCCATTACCTGTTGCCCCACCGCCAAGTTGACCCCATACGCCTACTTTATAAGACCCTACAGTTGATGCCGAACCTGCGGGGTTAGTCAACATCGTATAAGTAAACGCTGTTGGTGTGGTTACAGTAATGCTAAATGTACCATTATAAGCAGCAGGAACAGCACCACTAACTGTCACAAAAGTGCCTGAAGTTAGGTTATGGTTTGCAGCAGTTGTTAGAGTAGCGGTGGTTGTTACATTTGTAATCGAACTAATAGTTTGACCATTGTAGGTTGTATAACCTTCAAAAGCCTGTAATGTGGTGTTATAGCGTACCGAACCTAAAGTTGGGGTAGCGGAGCGTTGGGCGGTTGTGCCGTTAGGTAGCTTAATTTGACCTGTGCCGTTTACCGCTAAATTGCCACCAATTGTGGTATCAGAGCTTAAAATGGTAGCCCCTGTAACTGTTAGGGTAGAAGAACAAACCACCGCACCGCCAAAAGTAGGGGTGTTAAATTGGGCGTAATTAATACCATCGTTGCTATTTGTGCCAGTAGCAAGGTTTGTAATCTTGTTACTGTTCATGTTTAATGGCCCTGTCATCGGGGTTTGACCATCTGCGGCAACTGAATCCGTCATAGCAGAAGCCAAGTCATTCATGGTGTTATTAGCCCATGTTGACGAGATAATAGTTTGGCTAACTACTGGATTGCCTGCTGGGAGTGTATAGACCCCTGACCCGTTTCTACTCATTTTTGCTTCCTTTTTTCAATTCTTCAGCCATTTTATTAGGCGAATAATTAATGGATTCTTTAACTTGTTTTTTCATTTGACGCTGTTTTATCTTCTCAAAACTGTATTCAGTAGCAGGGCCAATAACAGGAATTTTACCTAACAAGCCCGAACCAACTCGGTCTAAAGCACGAACAACAGCACTAGCTGTATTACTGTAATTGGCTGCACCTTTTAATGGGGCATTAACTAAAATTGCTGTTTCCATCAAATCACGAATTTCTTGTGCCCCCTTTTTGCCAAACAAGTAATCTAACTTGCCGTCTTGGTCTAAACCTCTAACAGCCGACTTGAATTTGGCAGGGCTAACTACGGGGTTGCCATACATATCTGTGTCAATAGAGCGTGTAACTTGGTCTTTTAAAAACTCGATTGTTTGACCTTGTAGCTCTTTAAAGGCTTGCTGACCTTCAGGGCCTGAGCGTTTTAATGCAAAGCCTAAGTTTTTGACATCATCTAACGAGCCATTTACGATGGATTTTTGAAACACATCCTCAAATGCCACTACTCGGTCACTTGAATTAGCCTTTGTGCTTATTAAGCGGTCAATAGCACCAATGTTTTCAAAGCGTTTAGCGTAATCTTGACGCAATCTACGAGCTTGTTGGTACAACTCGCCACCTTGACCTTCAGTAACTGTATTAATGATGTTACGCAAATCACGCCCATATGTTGCATTAGGGGTGTTTGGCTCGTACATCTTGTTAATAAGGGTATAAATATCTTCTAACGCATTAATTGATATTTGACCTGTGCCTTTAGGGTCGTTTTTGCTTAATTGCTCATTAACAACATCCAATACAGGGGCAATCTTAGCCCTAACTGTAGGTGTTTGTTCTTCAATAAATGTGCGTAATGAGGTATACGATACAGGTTGCTCTGTTTCGCCTGCTTCTCTTGCTAATTTGTATGTTTCATTAATTTTTGTTTTAGCTTTTTGGGCATCTTTGTTTAAGGCTTGCACCACAACACGCCCTGTTGGTTCTAAACCAAAGGTTTGTTTGCCTGTAGCATCCACATAAGCATCAAAGTTCTGCAAAATAGCGTCATTGCGGTCAGATTGGGCTTTAATTAATGGTTTACCTACAGTTTCAGGGTAATTTTTAGCTGTTTCAATCTCAAATTGTTGTTGTGCTAAGTCACGAGTCGCTTGACCTTTGCTTAAAGGCACAGGCACACGCAACTGTTGAGCCATTTGGGTACGAGTAATTTCTTCAGGTGTAACCGCAGCACCTACACCAGCCATTGTGGGTTGTGGTTTTCTACGCAACATTTCAGGCATAGTGCGTACTGTTTCACTAAATTGTGGGGTTGTTGCTTGAGCCATGCGAGCATAGCTAGGAATCATGCCTGTAGTAGGTATTACTGGTGGCAATTTAGACGCTTCAAACGCACTACCAATGTTTTGCAATACATCTTGGCTTGCACCGCTTCTAGGTTGGTACATATTGCGTTGTGCCATAGCCATTGGTGCTTCGCCTGTAGCTAATGCCGATACAGCACTTGGAATAGTTAACGCCGCACCTGAAAGCATGGTTGCAGGCACTTCATACAATACCATCATTTTTTCTTGCATAGAGCGTTTTGGCTCTATTGCTGGTGGATTTGCCACTTGACCTACAACAGTAGGCACATCACCACTAATAATGTTGCCCCGCTTATCCGACTTATAAGCATCAAAGCGAGCCAATAAATCTTCTTGCGTTACATTGTTGGGCACATTTCTAACAATCGTACCATCGGGCATCCGCACATCCATGCTTATTTCCTTTGTGGCAAAGCGTTAAAATCTACAACACCGCCTGACTGTGCTGGTTGTGGGGAAGAAGTAAGTGCTACATTTCCATACCAATTTTCGCTACCATATTTTTGGTTTAGAGAATTAACTTTTCTATCCAAAGTATCTCTTGTGTTTTTAATCCAATCGTTCAATGCTTTTTCATTGCCGTAGCCGGGGAATGTACTCTTAGCATTTTCAATATCTTTATCGGATGCAGGGCCGGGTGGTAAGTTGTTAAGAATCTGCATAACAGAAGAAGCATTAATTTTAGTTTGTGCTGCTACCGCAGGGCTTCCTGCTTGCTGTACAAGATAATTAATTGGGCCTGAACCTGTTACGCTACCAAACACCGATGCTGCTTTTTTAACATCTTCAGGGGTGATTTGTTTTAAACCTTGTCTTACTTGGTCAGCAGTAAAGGCAATTTCTCTGTCTTTTGATACTTCAGATTTGCCAATAAAGATTCCGTTTGGCGTAATCCAATCGCCTTTCTTGTTATAGCCACCATCTTCACCGCCTGCACCAACTTCAGGCTTAAATGGGGCTTGATAAATAACTTTGCCTTTTTCGTCAACTAATGCACCACCGGGGGCAACAACTACAGGCTTTCTAGCTTCAGGATATGCTTGTTGCATTAAAGCAGGCAACATCTCACGACCTGTGCCTAAACGATTTTGCATAATTGTTTCAACAGCACCTCTAAAGTCAGGTTGACCTTGCATCGTGGCGGTTGGCATTGGTACATTTGCACCACCCATACCTACGCCTTGACCATAAGGCCCTGCCATTTCAGCAACTACATCTTGACCACGCAAAGCTTTAGCCAAACGCTCAGATTCGGCTTTCTTTTCTTCGCTTAATTTTTTGTATTCTTCAGCTAGTTGTTTGTCAGTTTTTTCTGCTAGGCGTGTTCCCATGTAAGATTGCAATAATGGTGCTGCGTACTGAAAGAAACTAGGTGCAACATAACGCCCACTTACCATCTGTCCTGATGGCATTGATTGACCTTGTTGCATGAGCAACTGAGCCATTTGCTGTTGGCGATTAAGTTGTTGCTGTTGCTGTAAATATTCAGGTGGTATATTGCCACCTAAATTTAATGTTTGGATTCCGTCTGCCATAATTACATTCCTTGAGCGTCTAAATCCCAATTTGCATTGGTTGGGGTTTGACCTTGACCAAAGCCACCATAAACATTACCTGAACCATATTTCATCATGGCTGGTATGGAAGATAAATAAGGGCTTCCTTGATTTTCTTTACGCAGCATTTGAGCCATCATCATAGGATTCATACCACTTTGCGTTGTTTGACCTGCTTGCTGAGTCAATCCTTGCCCTTGTTGCATAGCCATATTTTGCATAGCTTGTTGATTTGCTATGTTTTGATAAACAGGAGCTAAACCACCTAAATCTTGGGTTTGTGGTTTTGGATTACCCATTTGGGTCATAGCAAGGTAATAAGGATTAAATTCCATCATGGTAATAGTCCGTAATCTACGACTTTATAGCCGTCATCGAGGGTTTTAACTGCATAAGGAAATACTTGCTCTACTTCTTGTGCCATGACACCAACATGGATGCCATCGCCTGCTAATGGGTGAGATTTGACCTCATCTTTGTATTCAAAGCTATAAAGGGTTAATCCGTTATCCATTACACCGATTGCTTTAATGTTTTCTTTAAGCCTGACATCTGACATTGCAGAACTGCCTAAACTAAATAAACCTTGATTTAGGTTAGCTTGGGCAGCTTGTTTAGCGTTAAAGTCACCCATCTGAGCGTTGTATTGCATACCTGCCGCACCCAATAAATCAGGGCCTGCTGTTGTAGCTTGTTGGGCAGAATTAACATAAGTTGGGGCAGTAACTTGAGAACCAGTACGCAATGCACTTAACACATTTAATGGTTCGTTTCTGCGATAAGCCAACTCGCCTAATTGTTGTTGACGGGCTTGTAAACCAACGCCTAAGCCTTGTGTTTGTGCACCCAACAACAAGTCATTCTGTCTTTGGTCAAAGTTGCGTATTGCTCGGTCATAGGCTTCAGAACCAATTTGAATACCTTGATTAGCTAATTGCTGTTCTAATTTATCCCGACCTTGTTGCATTTGTGGCTGTAACCTACGCATAATAGCGTCTGAGTAAGTTTCACTAGGGTTAATACCTATGCTTGGTAATTGACTTACATCAAATGGGTTTTCTAATTGTTGCTGTACATATTCAAGACCTTTTGTGCCAAGTTGACCCACACCATAACTTAATTGGTTTTGAATATCTAATAATTTCTGTTGTTCAGGGCTAAACTTTTGGGTAGCTGACCACATTGGGTTGCCGTACTTATCCTCGCCTGACATGGTGTATTCAAGCGAACCATAAGGGGTGTATTGATTGACCCGATTGGCGGCTACCGCTAGACGAGCAGCGTCTATATTGCCTTGTGCTGTAGCTTGTGCCGCACCCGCATAGTTAGGTGCAGCAGGGGCACTTGGGGCAGGCCCTAATCCTAAAAATCCACCACCACCCATACTATTCTCCCTTGTTTAAAGAGCATCGGATGTTTAAAAACCGACACTCCTCTTTTTTCATAGCCATAATCACCAAATCACCACTCATGTGGGCATCAGGTATTTCAGCTACAACCTTAAAGCCCAAATGTCGGTTTAACTTTAGGGCATCTGTGTTATCAGCACAGATTTGCCCTAGTATAACGCTAAGTCCAAGTTTATTAAAGGGGTAATCAAATACCGCCCATATAAAATCTTTACTTGCCCAATGCTCACCAACGCTACCAATATGAATCTCACAAGCCTTTGGCATAAAGTTGGTATATCCAGCCACCGCTACTAAATTGCCGTCTTTTAACTGTCCAATACATTGGGTGGTTTCGGGTAGGGGAAAATTCAGTATGCGAACCAACCATTCCCCCAAATAGCGTTGGTTTTCAGTCGTAACTTGTCGCATTTACAGAATAGCTCCCCTTTCCATTACATAGTCTGTACTAGCCCACCGAACATCAATATCTTGCGATGCAATATTTAGGATAATCCCTGCTGCATAGCCTATACCTGTCACGCCTTGCCAATTTTTAGAAATGGTATTTCCACCACCCCAATCGTTTTCATCCCATAACCCTACATCCCAAATACCCACAGAAATTAAGGCAGGGTTAAAACTAACCTGTCCAACATTGTTTTGGGTGTCAAAATCGGTGTTTATACCGCATAAAACAGTAGGTAAGCCATTATCGGTAAAAAGGATAGGGCGTACCATAGTAAAGCGTTTTAACTGCCCCCTAGCGTCAAAATAGCTGTACGCTTGCTGGCAGGTAGCCTTGATATTAGCGTCATTGTCCGATAAGCCATCATAGAACTTACCAACAAAGCCGTTACCGCCAAAGTACATATCTTCGTCATAGACTTCAAAGCAAGTGGCGTTTATGCCTGAAAAACTAGCCCATGCCTTAGTAATGTTGTGCATTACATACTGTTGTTGACCGCCAATTACAGGAATATTGAATATCAGCATATTCTGTTTGGCGTAATAGTGGATTTGCCACCCAAATTCTGCGTTGTAAAGGTCTGCGGCTTCACTTACAGCGTAGTAAATCTTGTCTGTAATGTTAATTCGGGGGTCTAAACGGGATGATTGTAGGGCAGAAGCCAATGGGATTATGCCATCTTGGGTAATTAGCAATAAATCGCCTGCAAACTTAAAGAAACAGCGTCTAGCAAAGACTTGACCGAGTTGCCACACCCCAATTAATGACCAATCTGTAGGGTCGGATGGGTCAGAACCCTTAAAAACAATAGCTTCCCCGTTATTAGTAATAAAAACAGCGTAATCATCTACCCCGTAACCTGCGTCTAATGTCCAAGTACCCATTGCCATGATGTAACCACCATTTCGGGCAATAGCACCTAATGGATATGAGGTTGCAGCACCGCTAATAGCGTTTACGCCTAAATACCAAAAGTTTAAAGTGTCTTTTTCTACAAAATAAAGGCGGTCTTTATGCAAATTAACATGAATTAGGTTACTAGAATTAACGCCAGTAATGAATTTAGCGACTGTGTAAGACCCTAATGGGCTTGCAGGGCTAGTAGCTGGGGCTGAAAGTGCTGTATAGGTAAAAGTCGTGCCGTTAGTAACAGTAATTCTAAAAGTTCCGTTATATTGGGATGGGCTTGCACCCGTAACAGTTACTTGATTACCTGTTACTAAACCATGTGCCACACTTGTTACTAAAGTACAAGTAGTTCCTGAACTGGTTAAGTTACTTATTGTTTGTGCGGTGCTAATGTTGGCGTATTTAATCCAATTAGTGCCATCATAAATAAGGGCGGCATCCGTTCCATTAACAGCCGTTAAGAAGTTACCGCCTGTGGTTGACACATTGACATACTGTAATCTATCGCTACCTTGCCCTGTAACAACAGAAGTTGCTATACCAGTAGTAGAAACATCATAAATTGTGCTACCAGCGGCAGCGAATAGCTTACTTGTAGAACCACCTGAATACTGCATTAAGGTATCGACTTGACCTGTAATGCCTGTAGCGTATTGGGTATAGCCTTTTCTTAATTGTATCTCCGATGGAGTGGGGAAAAAATTATTAAGAACCACCGCATCTAGCGGATTCATTTCAGCGACAGAATCCCTAGCGTTCCAACCGCCAATAGGGGCTGGCACAGAAGCGGTAACTGCCCTTCGTTGTTGAGCAACTGCCATAGATTAAGTTCCGTAGCCAGTATCGGGGATGTTAGCGTAACCAATTAAGACTTTGCTTGGGTATGGTGCAAACGATAGGGTAGCAGAGCCTTTGTCGTTGGCTTTAGCAACATTTAAATAACGGAAATAATCAGCTTGTAGGGCAGTAGTATCAAAGCCTTTGATTTGGAAATACTTAAGTTTTGTACCTAAAACCAAGACTGTATCGTCAAATATGGTCGTATCGGTATCTACAGTAAAGCTGTTTTTAACTGCATCAGCAGCACTTCTAGCCCAACCTTTTGAGCGGTATTCAAAGCCTAAATACTCTTGTGTGTTATATGGTGGCCAAATTTGGAACTTATCGCCTAGAATACGCCATCTAATGCGTGGGCCTGTTGAGATATAACCCGACTTTAGCCATTGCCATTGTTGGGCATTTTCAGGGCCAAGCATCTGCCAATGTTTTGTCTTATCCCAATGCGTATTGTCCGTAATGGCTTCAAAGTCATTCGGTAGGGGGTATTTGGTCTGTGAAAAGGTAAAGGTAACGCCTGTGTATGTGCCACTAGCCAACTGGCTCATAACAATCGTAGATAGGTTTAAGCCTGAGTTGTAAGTTACGCTTGACACATAGGTATCTTGGTTAATGCCTGTGCCTGTAATCGTAAAGTTACTCGTTAAGGCTGTAGCATCACCAGTAACAATAATGTTATAGCTTTGGTCGCTAACTGTATCGCCTACAAAAGTCTGTGCATCGGTGTAAAAACGATACTCCAACTGTAGAGCTTGCCAATCATATTCTTTTACCAAGTCATAGCCTTGACGATTCATTAGGGCTAGAACCTGTTGGACATCCTGATTAGTATTACCCGCCACATAGGTAGGAATAGCAAGGTTTAGCTCGCTAGTGGTCTGCTGAACAAGTTGGAGCATCGTTGATGACATATTAGACTTTCTCTACGACCTTTGGTTTACGA